TGGTCATCAAGGGCCCGTCCATAGGCGGCAACATCCGCCGCGTCGCGTGACATCCCGCCCGAGACGCCGGTCGATCGGTTGACGGTGTTCATGACAGACCCCGACACCGCCCCTGCCTGCCGCAAGGCCGCGGCCGCCCGGGCCGCCCGATCAGCGAGGTCCTGCATCTGGCGCATGGCCTCTCCGGCAGAGACCCCGGCGGCATTCAGCCCCGCCGCAGCGCGGGGGCCTGCCGCTTCGATGATCGTCAGCGCCCGGGCACCTTCCTGGCCGATGCCGACGAGTTCGGCCTTCAATGCCTGACCGCCGGTCGCAACAAGGCGCACCGAGACCCGGCGTTCAGATCGGCCGGTCATGATCCAGTCTCGTCATGGTTTTGGGCTCTCACTTGGGCGTTGATGCCGCGCACGGCGTAAGGTTCGATCAGGGGTAGAAGCTCGGCCGCGATCAGCCGGTTCAGGCCCAGCGCCTCGGCCATGGCCAGGGCGGCGGCCATGTCCCAGCCCACCACCCCGCCGGGGATGGCGCGGAACTGACCGCGTAAGGATTGGGCCAATTCCCAGACCTGCCAGGCTTCAAAGGTGCGCGGGCGGTGAAGATCAGCGGGGCAGGCCGGGCAGGGCTTTATGCATCCGGCGCAGTAACCTTCGCCCCCGCCGAAGTGCCATTCGGCAAGGGCGCGGAGGCGTTTCCCTCATCGGCCAGGATCAGGCCCTTCGCCACATAGTCCGTCTGAAATCGCTGGAAGAGCGGGAAGAGGTCCAGAAGTGCCGCCACTGCCTCGGGTGTCGGCGGCACGGGATAGCCCTCGGCATTGCCGACGCCTTCCCACTCAAGGATGGCAAGCGAACCGATCGCCTTCGCCAAGGCGACGGCGACCTGATCGGCTGGGACATCCTCGGGCAGACTGGCGACTTGGCTGTCACTGCGGGCAGCTCCGATCAGGGCGGAGGTGAGCGGGGCGAGGCGCAGGCGCACCCCGCCGCCGAGGTCGAGCCAGGCCGGTTCGGGGGAGAGGTTCAGGCGGATCATGGGAAGGCTCCTCAATAGCTGGTGGTCGTGTTGACAAGGACGGCGGTGCACATGCGGGCGGGGGACGTGGCCCGGGCTGCCTGCCATTCGAAGGTGGCCTGCACGCCCTGCGGCCCGTTGATCGGGATGCGGGGGCGCGGCAGGTAGGCGGCGTGGACCGTGAAAGTGAGGGAGGCATTCGCCCCAAGGCTCCAAGCGAAGACAAGTTCGCAGGGGTCACCGGCGATCGCCTGGTTCACCAAGGTCAGGTCCGCAAAGCGGGCCTCGATCGATCCCGTGAGGGCGGCCATCGACGGGTCCAACCCCTCGAGGAGGCCGTCGTTGCGGATGGTCTCGATCCGGTCGAGGTTGTTTGCATAGGACACCTGCGCGGAGACGATATTGCCTAGCGCCGCCCCGTTCCGCGTGATTGATCCTTGGAAATTGCCGAAGCGCTGCAAGGGCAGGGTGGCGTCGGTCAAGGTTCCGGCGGCCGTCGTGGCCGCAACCGTCTCGCCCCGGCCGATCAGGCCGACCGTTGCCGTCAACAGCCCCGATCGCTGCGATTGCCACTGGATGCGGTCTGCCACGAGCCCGGAATACATGGCGAACCGCGGCACATCGGGCATCTGTGTCTCGATCGCCATGCTGGGCAGCGTGAAGCCGCCCGACTGGAAGGTGTGCGTCCGGGGGGTGGTGCCGGTCGTCACCGGTTGACCAAAGATCGCCTTCAGCCAGAAGCCGAGGTTCTCGGCATCCATCGGAATGACGACATCGCCATCGACGTTCACCGCATCGCGGATCGGTGCCTGCGGGTCGCGGCCGTAGCCGAGGAGTTCGGGCGACAAGAGCCCCTGTTCGGAGCCGAGGGTCGTCGTGGCAAAGGGCATCCGGCGATAGCCGCTGGCGGGCGGCATGCCGTAAACGGATTCGAAGGCGAACGCGACTTGCGTCCGCGCGCCGGGCTGGCGGGCCATGGGGCAGTCCTTTCGGGGGTGGGGTCGGATTAGAGAAGCGGGTCGGTCGTGGCATAGGCAAGGATCACCGGGATCACCGCCGCCTTCAGACCCTCATTGCCGTCGATCGCCAGTAGCACCGGTTCCGGCGCCTCGGGCGTGATGTAGTCGCAGAGACCACCGAGCGTCCGATCGGCGGCGAGTGCCGTGCCGATCGCAAGGCGGAGTCCGTCAAAGGCGGCATCCCGGGCGGCGGGGGTTCCGTCCACCACCACTTCGATCTCGGCGCGGTGTTCGTAGTAGTAGCCCGGCGGCGACAGCCACACCTCCGGCGGCCCCGGATCGCCATCGCGCAGGATCACCACCCCGGCGGTAGGCAACTTCTCCGGCAGGATCGCATTGCGCATCACCTTGGCCCCTTGCGGCATCGCGCCGGACAATAGGCTATGGAGCGACACGAGCAGGCGCTCGGCCGTGGATTGGGTGGGCATGGGTTGGGGTTTCCGATCAGTCTCTTGGGTCAGTGGGCCTTGCGCGTGGCACTGTCTTGTCGCTTGGACAACTCAGCGCTTGGCGGCTACGTTCGCACGAGATGGTTCAACTGCTTGTATGGGATAGCGAATGCACGTTTTCGATCTGCCTCCGGCTATTGCCGAATTGGTTGCCGCCCGAAACCGTGTCCGCGACTACTACAAAGACCTGCTCGCCCGCGGCGGCCACGAAGTCAGTCTCGAGTACACGCTGGACGGGAACCTTGTGGGCGATATCGGAGAGGCGTTGGCGGTCGAACTTTTCGGGATCAAGCTGGTGAGCAACAAGTCTCATCCAGGCATTGACGGTCGCAGCCCTTGCGGAAAGACGGTGCAGGTCAAAGCCACCGGCCGCGGTCTGGGGCCAGCATTTCGCCCGGTTGAAACCCGGGCAGATCATCTCCTGTTCTTCGATCTCGATTTCGACCGTTGCAAGGGCACCGTTTTCTACAACGGGCCTGAGCATCCGGTGATCGCGACGTTGCCCGCGTCGTGGGTCGGCCAGCGCCTGGTTTCCAGATCCCGGCTTCTTGCATTGAACCAGGCGCTCAGCGACGAAGACCGATTGCCGGTGATTGGGCTTCAGATGCCAGATTAGGGTTCGTCGCGGCGCGGTGAGGCAAGCCTCACATCGGTCTTGCCGAAATCGTCCCCGACAAAAAGAAGAGGGCAGTTTCGTTCAGCCGCCAGCCCATAGGCAAAGCAATCTCCGAAGTTCAGCCCTGCTGGATGGATGCCTTTTCCCCAAGTTCGATAGGCGGCCGCTACGGCATCGGCCCCTGACTGTGTCACGGTGACAACTTCAATTCCCAGCCCTTCGATCAGCTGCTGCATTTCGGCGCCAACCGAGCGGCGGTCGGCCACGATCATGGCCTCAGCGAGCGTTCCCGCCGAAATACACAGGGCCTCCGCTTCATCGAGGATCTGCATCGCGATGTTTGCGTCGGGCTCGCCCAGAAGGATTGCCATCAAGGCCGAGGTATCAACGGCGATCACTTCGGCAGGCCATCGTCATCATAGAGAAAATCCTGGCTGCGGGCAGCACTCGCCCCGGCCGTGATCTTTGCCATGGCGCTGCGCCGGGCAGCTTCCATGACCGCCCGGCGCCGATCGCGCGTCACCGCAGGGACGACAGGAACCAGCCTGACGGCAGCTTTGCCATGCCGTGTCAGCACAACCTCATCTCCCGCCTCGGCGCGGCGCACGAGTTCGGTCAGATGGCCTTTGGCCTCGGTGATGGAAATCTGCATGGCGGCCTCCAGTGATGGGAGTAATATGGACTATCATATGGTCCAAATCAAGCCGTCACCCCTTCCATGCCCCCAAGATCGCCCCCGGCATCCGCGCCGTTGCATTTCTTGCCAACCCATCAAGGTCCAACTTCTTCGGCATCTTCACCTGCCGCAGCAGCAGGAATACCGGCACCGTCTGCGCGCCGGTCAGAATGCCATCGCGCCGCCGACGGCCGCCTTTTGCCGCCGCGAGCCCCCGGCTGTTCAGCCGCGCATCATCGGCAACGAGCAGGCTCGGCCCGTTCCGGCGATAGACAAAGCGCAGGCGCATGCCGGTGCGCTGTTCCCAGCGCCAGGGCGTTATGCGCTGGCGGCCGAGACCGGTGAGTCCCGCCGCGGGCAGAGGGATTGCCAACCATAGGCCATCTTTGCCGCGGATCAGCACGCCGCCGTCGAAGGCGTGCAGGATGTCTGGCGCTTTGGTCCAGACGAGACTGGCCGCGCGAAGGCTGGTGCCCGATCGAGGGAAGTCTGCCTGCCGGACAGTGTTGGCA